AAGTCTGTGATATCCGCCTCCGACATGTTGAAGTTGTGTTTACCCTTGACCTGATAAATCATAAATTTCAGGTAACGCTCGACAGTCTCGTCCCAGTTCTCACGGCGCTGTTCGTCGTCGAGCCAGCGTGCGTAACGTGACTTGTGTATGAATTGCTGATACGGCGTAGGCAACATGTTATTCATCTTCTATCTCCCTTATGAGTTTATCTAAGTACCACTTCGCCTTCTCTAGGTCTTGGACGCCGTTCTTGTAACGATAACGCCAGAGGTACTTTATTATGTTTCCTTGCAGGTAGTATTGGTAGCCTTCGTCTGTGGCAGCACGTATAGCGTCGATGCACTCAACCCCTGCCTGATTGTAGTGAGGTGGCGAATTGACCATATCATTATGACTGTTCGCCCACGCCGCGTTTGCCATACCCTGTAAACTTTCCTGTTCCATCCGCTTCCTCATATATTCTTCGTGTCTCATTGTGTCTTTCCGAAGCTGACCTTGACGATGTTCGTTTCAGGATCATGCTTCACGTCCGGCTTGTTACCCGTCTCTTCGATCATGGCTTCCTTTGTAGCCTCGAACTGCAGACGAGCGAGACCCGCAGACATCACACGTTCGAAGTCTGTCTCCATGAGTTCAACGAGTCCGGAAAGTATAACTGCACCTGCCGGGATGTACTCGTCATCCTCATCGTTTATGGTGGTGTCGTATGCCGTCATCATAACGTGATCGTCGTCGTCACCCTGCCGGAAGACGAGATACCACCGCTCGGGCAGTAGGCTTGCCTTCTCTAGCATTCCCTGCATATCTTTATCGTCCATTCTTGTACCACTCCTCTGGTATGCTGCCCTCTGACCACTCGAAACCGTGACGGTCAGCCCAAGCACCATACGTGGTCTTTGATCCCTTGTAAATCTTGTTCCGTGCGTTCTGGAAAAGAATGCGTATGTCGAGGTCGGGGTTCTGCTCCTTGACCAGCAACATTTTCACACGATCATTCTTGTCGAACTTACCCTTTGCTTCGACGTACACGTCTGTGCTAGGGAAGTAAAAGTCGGGAGTATATGTTCGTGGCTTCGGTACGAAAGTTACCTTACGCTTTTCGTACTCAAAGGTCACGCCCTTCTCCCGCAACGATCTCGCAATGTTTAACTCGAAGTGAGACCTGTATCCACCCTTGTTCTTCACAGCACCATCCCTATTGAGTCCATTCGCTTTTTTAGGTAGCCGCCCAGTTTTGGGGAAAGTCTTTGTATACTGTCTAGTTCTCTTGACAGTGGCGATATCGGCACACAAACATTTGCTCCATTGTAAGATAGTCGGCTGATGGTTTGCAACTCGATTTCTACCTGCTTGATGTCACGTGTCTCCGTGTCCGCAGACAGGAAGCCCATGTCAGGCGAAAAGTTCTCACGCAGGGTAAGGGGCAACCCTCGCTCGTTCTGGCGAAGGTATGCCACCTTGCGTTCCCCACCGGCTTGCAAAACAGACTCGACAAAGACGTGACGGAGTTCGTTGTTCATCTCCATCAAGTCGATGTCGTAGTCACGCACAAATATATAGGGCATCACAGTTCCTTTTTTTTGAGGCGACTGTACCAGACCTTTGGCTTACTCTTTGCGCGGGATGTTACCTTGTCGTGATAGACAGCGTTAGGCCAGCAGCGACTCTTGTGGCCACACATACCGCATTGTTTTGCAAGGACTTTGTTGCCTGTGCGGACATCCTCACCATCCTTGCGAAAAGTTTCGAATTCGTCTTTGAAGTCTACTGTCGGCTTTTTGGCAGGGTCTGTCAGGATTTTGACACGACGTGCTGCATCCTTGAGGTAGTCCGCCTTGTCGTCTTGTGACCAATCCGGCACTTCAACAATAGCTATCTCGCCGCTCGACTTGTTGACCACGATCCAGCCACCAAAGGGTAGTCCTGTGGCCTCTGCGTACAAGAAGCCCTGCATAGCGTAGCCAAAGGGATCGTCCCGCTTGATGGCCTCGTAGCCGCCAGTGCCGGTATACTTGTACTTGAACGCCCACTCGCTTGCTGATTTGATATCCCATACTTTCTCCTCGCCAAACTCGTCACGCAGGATTACGTCAAGTGTACCCTTGATCGTGTGCCCTGCAATCTCTAGTTCAACTTTTCGTTGGAAGTCTACAATATCAACACCCGCTTCGCGTAGTGCCAACATCAGCACGGCCTCGCTCAGATCACCGAACAGGAAGCGGAACATAGAGTTGTACTCCATTGCTTCCCTGTGACCCTCTCGCTCCAGCAGTTGCTGACAAAGAGGCCGTCCGAGTCCAGACATACGAATACGATAGCTCTCGTCACCTCGCGTCATCTGCTTGGTGATGGCCTCGTTACAGTCTTTGGTGAATTGTGTGATGCTGTCCGGGGAGACAGATACTTCCCCCCGGACTGCGTTTTCTAAGAAGTCTTGAACTTTAAGCTGCGTCAACATCGACGAAATCCGAAGCAAGATCGGATTCGTCGTCGTTGGACATCAACTTGACTGACTCGCGATACTGGTTGGCGATGGTCTCATTATGAGCCTTCACTGTTTCCCCAAACATCCTCATCAGTTCCTTGTCGGTATCCGTAATCGCCACCTCGGAAGAATAGGTCATCAGCGGCGTCCAGAACGTGACGCTGCCCTTCTTATTCTTGTTGGTGTCCAGTCTTGCAACGACCTTCTGCATCACCTTCTTCTGGCGAGACAGGCTGTCGATGAAGTCAGCAACGGGCTTGAAGCCCGAACGCTTGAAATACGCAATCACCGGCTGATTCTCAAGCACCACGGGATTACCGTCTGCGTCTGCGAACTCACCGCTAACCTTGCCGTACACGACCTGATTACAGACCACAGAACGAGAGTGCAGGTAGCGGGGATCGTCCTTCGCCATACTGTCTTCTTGATCGCGGGTCAGACGGCCACACTTGTTGCCGCCATTGTTGTCAGGGAACTCCCCCGAGAGTACAGTCTTCTGGACTGACTTCGATGCAAAGGAGTTGGTCTCCTGATCCCACACGCTGTACTCGTAGGTACGCAGCAGGACTTGCAGCATTACGGTATCGGCGTAGATGAACTTACCGTCCATGTACATCTTCCACGTGCCACGCTTCAACGGGGCACCCTCGTCGTTCTCTTGGTCGTAGTTAATATTGAGACGAGGAAGTCCAACCTGACGGTTGCCACCAGTTGACTGGCCAGTTGCTTCCATCAGAGCCTGATCGTCTCCGCTTTCAAACGCCTCTACGAGTTTATCCACATCGTCAAGTGCCATTACGTCTGTCCCAAGCATATTTTCACCTCGTTTGTTTGGGGTTGTAGAACGATATTACAGATCAACTTCTTCCAAGTCAAGCCAGTTTTTACCGATTTTTATTTCGATGCCTACTGGCATGTCGTAGGAAAGTCTGTATCTGCGAACAGTTTCAAAGGGTAACGACAGCATGGCATGTTTCATCATGTCTATGCAAATATTTTTTTCGTCCGGATGCACATCCATCACGATGGAGTCGTGAACCGTGTTGCAAATCACACTCTGGATTCCGGCAGACTCAACGACCTTCTGTAGGGACACCAAAGCCAGAGGGAGTAAGTCTGCAGTGGCAAACCCCTGAACAGGGTAGTTGCAAATGGCGGTACGGTTGGTTGCTGTACCCCACTCTGTCCACTTGCATCCGGGGAACATGTACTCCCGCCCTGACGGCAGGATGATTTTTTTGTAACGCACTGCATTTCGTTGTAGTTTGTCATGCCATTCTGTAACTCCCTCGTACTTGTCCTTGAAGGCGCGGTAGTATCGCTTCTGATCTTCTGTGCCGGTGGTGCCACCGTACAGCGGCTTAAAGGTATGGGCCTTAGCCTGTTGCCGTGTGCAGCCAATGACGCTGGCTGTGTAGCTGTGTACGTCTGTGCCAGCCTTCACGTCGGCGTAAACCTGCCCGTCTTTGGCAAGGAAACCAGCTACACGAAACTCTAGTTGCGAGTAATCCCCTTCCATGATGAAGCCATCCTCGAAGCGGCTCTCGACAACCTTCCGTATAGCGAAGGTATTTCCACGTGGCATATTCTGAAAGTTAGGATTGCGGCTCGAAAGGCGGCCCGTCGCCGTAACACACTGCATGAATTCTGGATGGATAAAACCGTGATCGTCCACGTTGTTTTCCATGCCTTCAACAAACGTGTTGATGTACGTCTTGAGGGCATTGTATCGCGTGTATGCCGAAACAAATTCACGTGCGTCTCCCTGTAACTCATCTAATCTTTCTTCCAGTGTAACCTTGTCTGCGCGGAAGCCAGCGGCAGCAGTGTCCCACGTGTTGCGTGGCACCAGCTTGAACCCCGCCACTTGCCCAGTAGGCACGTAAAGGACGCCAGAGCCGCCACAGGGCTTGCAAACCCTCACAGCCTTACCCGGGGTGCCGTCCTTGCGTAAAGCCCGTGTACGGCCTTCTCCGGCGCAGTGGGGGCATTGCTGACCTTTTGTCCTATATACGACATCCGTCATGCGACGTACAGTGCCACGAAACTCCTTGTCGGCCATGCGTACCCGCTGCTTGGGTTTCATGGTTGACCCGCGCATTTCATGGCCGAGATTGAACGTACGTGCCCACTCCTTCTTGTCACGAACTTTGCGCGAGTAAAGCAACACGCTGCGGTCGTCTGGGCTGGACAGATTGATGGGCGTGTCACCCATCGCATCTCGTGCGAGTTGCATGAGCCGGGTCTCTAGCTCTTGCATCTCTTCCTCGTACTGCTTGCGAATGTCAGCAAGCGTGTCGAGGTTGATCCGGAGTCCGTTACGCTCAATCTGCGAGAGCGTGTTGGTCATCTCCAGTGACAGTTTCAGTGTCGGTACGAGGCTCATTGAACATCTCCTCAAAAGTTACGCCATAGGCGTCTAGTTGTCTCAGTGCGATCTCTTCTGTAGCAAGCACGTCCGCACGACCGTACTCCTCAATTATCTCCCACGGTATCTCGTAGAATGTCTTGCCGTCCTTGAGATACGGCTCCACAAGGTCTTTCTCCTTGCGGGTAACGTCATACTTTTCTGTAAGAGCAGCAAGTCCAAGAGGCCAACGCCTCGCTCGGGCCAGAATGTATTCCGCAACCATCGTGTCATAGATATGTCCCTCGTATGTAAAGCCGCACTCGCGTATCCACGTCAAGTCGAACTTGATGTTGTGGCCGACGAGTACGTCAGCAAAGTTAAGTGCGCGTTGAAAGTTGTCA